GCAAGTTTTTGCATGTTGCCTCTATTTTTATGTGCTGGGTAAGCCCCAAAAGGGGCTACCCATATAGCTCTACGCTATAAGGGGTATGTACAGGGGGTGTGGAAAGTGGCTTATGCCCATATGCGGCATAGGGTTGCGCGTCCACGAAAGGTGTGGATTTCCCCATTCGTCCACACCCCCTGTGGACGACCCTCATTTTGCCCCCCAAAGTTCACCAATCAGTCGGTACGCGAGGCTCCTCCCGCCCAGTTTTTGCCCCAAAAACCACTCCCGCGCCTCTTCTTTGGTTGCTTGAGGATGTGCCTGCCGCCACGCCCACACCGCCTGCCTCGTGCTGGGTTTGGTGGGCTCAACTAGGAGGCTGTCTTCGTGCATCTTGAGGACCAGCGCCGGTGGCTCCTCCGTCGTCCGGCACTTGCTGAAGGTGAGGCTGCACACATGCCCGTCTGTGTGGTTTCCACGGACGCGCGTCAGGTGGAGCCCAGTGTCGGCGTCGTCCAGCCAGGCGCCGGTCCCGCGTGCCGCTTCTTCCGCGTGCAGGAACGCCTCGGGATCACGCGGCTTTTTCCGGTCGTGGTGAATGAACAAGAGCGTGGCGTGGGGAAAGAGGCGTTTCCAGGCCGCAAAGACGCGGCTCGGGGTCGCCGAAGAGATTTCATCCCCGACATTGGTTTTGCGCAGACTGTCCACAATCACGAGCGCCGGGTTCCGCTGTTGTGCCTGCACCACGGCATCAGGAAGGGGCGCGGTGGCCGCCAGCTTCACGATATCAAACGGCTCCGCGTGCAAAAAGAGGAGCCGCTTGGTGCCTTCCGCGAGCCGGACCCGGCTTTGGAGCGTCTGAACGGTCATGTCGGTTTCCAGAAACACGACCGGCCCCTGGCGACAGGCATATTCCCCGAGGAATGTTGTGCCCTGGGCCACGGCGATCCCAAGGGTCAGCGCGAGTTGCGTCTTTCCCGCCGTTTTGGGGCCATGCAGCACCACAATCCCCCCATGTGGGATAATTGGCTCCACGAGGAACATTGGCTGCGCAAACGTCGCGACATGCAACGTTCCGGTGTCAAAGAAGGTCCAGGGCACGTTGGTGTTAGTCGGCGGCGACGATCAGCCGGTTGGGGCTCCCATTGTTTTTCACCGCAAAGTGAATATGCTTGTCCCGCTCGCTGTACACAAGTTCGAGTTCCAGTGTTATTTCTTCCGCCGTCCGTTCGGCGGCTTCCGCCAAAATCGCGTCTACGAGATTGAACGCCAGCGCGTCGTCGGCGGGCCACCGCAGGTCGAAGGCGCGGCCCTTGACGTGCCAGGAGAGGGGGCTGCCGCCCGCCGCCACGTTTTCCGTGGCGGTGCGGGCATCACTGGTGACGCGAATCGGGTGCCCGTAGCGGGTGCGGACGGCTTGGAGGAACTCGGCGGCGTCGGGCGCAATCAAGTGGGGATTTTTGAACTCACTGCGCTTGAAGTTGGGCAGGTCGGTCGTCAGGGCCATGGTGGAGACTCCTAAGGCAAGGTGGGATTCGGAATCTAGTGTGTTGCGCTCGCAACGCAAGTGTGAGTAGATTTCATCAGCAGCGGAGCAGGCACGGTCTCCTGCGCCACGCTCATAACGTGGAGTCCGCCCGTTCGACTCGGGCCGCTGCCATGCATGCCATTTGAACTTGTGGTCCCCAAGAAGCGCCGCAAACCCCTTTCCCAGCGCCTTCCAGCGCCCATTCCACGTGTCCGGGGGAAACTCCCCCTGTGGACGCTCAAGTTCGCGGGCTGGCTGGCGTCCGCGCCATATGTAGTCACCAAAGACGAGCAAGTCAAGGTCGCGAACGCAATCGCGAACGAGAACCTGCGGCCCAACCAGCGGCCCACCACTGTCACCTGGGCGCATGTCCGCCGCCTCCGGCAGCGTGCCGACTGGCAGGAGGTCGTGCGGAAGTTTGAAGAGGGCGGCATGGAAGCGGCCCGCCAACAGTTTATCTCGGACCTCCCGGTGTACATCGAGATGCACCGCCAGGGCGCCGAGATGGCCGTGCGGCAGGGCGACTACCGGGCGATTCCTCAATATACTGTCCCCGCGATTGAGAGGGCTTACCCAAAGCGTGCTGAGGCAGTTGCACCAACACAAGTCGCGATTGTAATAAGCGCAGAGCAACTAAAGGGGTTCAAAGAGTACGCGGCTCCCGAGGTCGTTGTGGAAGCACTCCTGCCACAAGGAACAGAAGATGTCGTGGACTGAACGAGGCCCGTCTTGCTATGCAACTGAAACAGTTGAAACGTCGTGAATACGCTCTCCCCGCCTGAATCGTTGGAGTTTGTTGCGGGCGACGCGGCCTGGGAAAAGTACAGAGAACTCGCGCTTACCGACCTGTTTTGGTTTGCTTCTTATGTCCTTGGCTATGGTGAGCGTGTTCCCATTCGTGAGCACGCCCACCGCGCTTTCTGCCGCTTTGTCGAGCGCCGGACAGGACATCCCGCACTTGACACGGCACGCTACCGCAAAATTATGATGCCCCGCGAGACGGGGAAAACCACGATCTTGACACAGAGCTATGTCATTCAGCGGCTTTGTGGCAACCCCGACCTAAGTATCCTGATTGCCAATGAGAAAGAGCAAAACGCTAAAGACTTTTTGTATGCGATCAAGCAACAGTTTGAATCGAACAAAGTACTTCGGGCACTCTTTCCAGAGGTACTCCCGCCTGACCTCAATGACACCGTTTGGTCGGCGTCGCGCATTATTCTAAATCGTAAGTCTGCGCGAAAAGAACCTTCTATTTTTGTGATTGGTGTCGGGGGCACGGTTACAGGAACACACCCAGACATCATTATTGTGGACGACATGATCTCACGGGAGGCTGCCGAAAACGCGCGCGCGGGAAGTTGGCAGATCATGCATGGCGTGTCGCGTTGGGTGAATCAGTTAGATATGCTGTTGAACAAAAACTACGAACATGCTGAGATCACATTCGTTGGCACCCGTTGGTACTTTGACGATGTGTACGATCACCTGGACAAGGCTTTTGGCTACGGGGAAGCTCCCACACCGTCTTATCTTCGCACAAAATTGCCGAACGGTGAGATTCAAATTATTCCGGCGCAGCGTCTTGGAGACTTGGCGGTTTTCACGCGCTCAGGAATCGAAAACGGGCGCCCAGCCTTTCCTGAGATTTGGTCTGCGGAGCGCATGGCCCAGTCGCGGATTCGTGATGAAGTTTTGTTCGCTGCAAATATCTTAAATAACCCGTCGGACGAACTGACCGCCACCTTTAAGGTGGAGTGGCTCCAATATTACGATTGGCTCGATGAGCAGCGCATTGTTTACACCGATGGTGCAGGCGCCAAGAAGGTTCTTGGCATCCGCGATCTCGATGTCCTGTTTTTTGTGGACCCCGGCGGCTTCGGCGTACGCCAGCTTGAGGACCGCGCCCGCGCGGCCATCGTGGTTGTTGGGAGCGACGGCACTGGGTCTCACAACGTCCTCGATGTATATGCCGAGAGGGATACGTTTCTTGCTTGTATCCAGCAGATTGTCGCTTGGGTGACGCGCTATCAGCCTCGAAAGCTTGTGATTGAGCGCGTTGGTCAGCAGGCGGCGTTCATCCAACTTGTCCGCGAACACCTTACCCGCGCGGGTCTGAGTGTCACCATAGACGAGGAACCGCCTGGGCGTATGAACAAGGACATCCGAATCTTGGGCCTGGAGCCCTACTTCCAGCGCGGGGAAATCCGCATCGGGAAGGGTCCGAACTTCCACGGCTTCCGTACGCAATACACGCAGTTTCCTCGTACTGCCCAAAAAGACATTCTGGATGCTCTTGCATACCTGCCTCGGCACCTGCGGAGGATGCCCGGCTCCACGTTCCGTTCAGCGACGCAACGCCAGCAGTTCGAACTCGCCGCCTACCGCACCCGGCGTGGTCTTGCCGTTTAGCCCAAGAATTGCTAACTTTCTACTACATGTCCAAGCCTAACTACACCAAGCCCGCAGGAGGCTTAACGATGAGCAATCCTCTCGACACGTACAATGACACCGCGCTGGCTGAAGCGCCGCCGCGCACGAGCTACCACGCGGCTCCAACAATGGGGAGCGACGCTCTGCCTCGCGCTGTGGGTGCTCCTGCTGATGTGCGCGTGGCAGATGGCGTGGAGAATCTTCGTGTTACTGTTACGACACATGACGCGGGGATCACCCGCGCCGGGCCCTCCGGGGGACGCGACAAGCGACCAGCGGGCGTGAGCACGTACAAGGATGGGGTGGGATGAGCCGCGCCCAAAAGCAGCGCCGCACGGGCCGCAAGGGCGTGAACGCCACGGGGAGCGCGAAGGGCCTGCCCGCAGGCGTCACCAAGCAAGACGGCACCGAGAAGTTCGGCCCCGTGGGCGGCCCCAAGGGTCCGAGCGACCCCGGCGCCCGCGTCGTCAAGTGGGGTTGAGTGGCTGACAGCGTTAAGTGGGCGGCGGGCCGCGAAGCCCGCTTTGTTGACTACATAGACGTTGAACTGCTCGACGCGCAGACCGCGCGCCTCGGGTTGGAGCGCGCGTGGCGCTCCTACTTAGAGCAGTACCGGCCTGCCGCCAAGCAGGCGATTAAGAGTTTTCCGTATGAGGGAGCCGCGAACTACGTCCTGCCGATGTCGGCGACCGACGCGGACCAACTCTACGCCAAGCACATCCAGACGATTCACGCCCCCGAAAACCTCTGGAGCGTGTCGCCGCTGAACGAACGCTGGAAAGACGCCGCCAAGCCGCTGCAAGACTTCTTGCAAGTGCTCGACCACCGCCTCCTCAAGATGTACCGCGTGAACAAGCGCGCGATCTTGGAGATGGTCAAGCTCGGGACTGCGATTTACAAAACCGGCTGGAACTACGAGAGCCGCCGCGTTTGGGGCTATGACAACTTCGGCCTCCGGCAGCCGCAGCAGCGCATCGTGAGCGCGCCCTATGTGGACCATGTGCGCCTCCCCGATTTCCTGCTGCCCGGCTACAGCTACGCCATCCAGCCCGACGAGCAGGGCGGCGCCCCGTGGGTCGCCGAGCGCTTGCGCGTGAACGTAAACCGTCTGCGCTCGCTGGCGAGCGCCACGGCGCCGTTCCTCCCAAACATCCCGAAAGACAAGCTCGATCTCGTTATCAAGTTCGAGGAGTCCGAGCGCCCGCCTCACGACGTGAAGATTCAGGAGCTGGACTTTGTGAAGCGTGGTGGGAACACCAGCGCCACCACGCTGGACAGCGACGACTTCGACAAGGACCGCGAGCGCGGCTCGCCCAGCGGTGCCACCTCGCACCTGCCCAAGGAAATTGAGTTGTGGGAAGTCCACGCCCGCTTTGCCACGCAAGGCGACAGCGAAGACGACATCGTGGTCTGGTACCATGCGCCCACGCGCACGATCCTCCGCGCGGTCTACGCCTACTACCACCACGGTCAGCGCCCCTACGACGCCACCCGCTATTTCCCCGGCGATGGCTTCTACGGCATCGGCCTCTGCGAACAAAAAGAGATGTTCCAGGCGCTCTCCAGCGAACTCATGAACTTCACGATTGACAACGTGCTGCTGGCGAACTCGCGCATGATTGTCGCGAAGAGCGGCGCCAACATCTCCCCCGGCGAGCCGGTGTACCCCTACAAGGTCTGGCTCACCGACGGCGATGTGCGACAAGACTTCGGCGTGTTCCCAATGGCCGACATCTACAATTCGCTGCCGATGCTGCAACAAATGGTCAATGCGCTCGGGGAGCGACGCACCGGCATCTCGGACATCCAGCTGGGGAATCTCCAGCAATTGCCGGGCCGCACCCCCGCGACCACCATGTTGTCGCTCTTGCAGGAAGGCAACCGCCGCCCCGACCTGACCATCAAGGACATGCGCTACGAGGGCCTGAGCGTGGTCGGCCTGCGCATGGTGCAGCTCTGCCAGCAGTTCATCTCGCAGCCGGTAGACATCGGTGGCCAACGCTGGCTCCAGATGATGACGGACATGCTCGGGATGCCCGAAGGCGCGATCGTCGCCGAGAAGCTCGCCACGCCGATGGAGCCCGCCGAGTTTGGCGTTGGCGTGACGCTCACCGCGACCAGTGGCAGCGCCAACAAGGAAGTGGAGCGTCAAGGCGCGCTCTCCCTGCTGCAAATTGGCGCCCAAATTGCCCCACAGTTCATTCAGCTTGTACAGGTGGCGATGCAAGCCCAGGGCACCCCACTCGCGCAGGTCGCCATGCGCGCGGCGCTCGGGTTGCAAGAACTCTACAAACGTGTCTTGGAGCAATACGATGAACGCGATGTGGAATCCATTCTCCCGTTGGATGACCAAATGGCTTCGCAAGACCCCACGAACGGCGCTCCCCCTGGGCCTTTCGGAGACGGAGGTGGAGGCGCTCAAGGCCCTGACCAGCTCGCCGCACTGGCCTCACTACTCCAGGGCCTTGGAGGCCCTGGCGGAGTCCCAATTCAATGAGTTGGCCGGGGGCATGCCCCATGATCGCTACTTGTTTACCTGTGGTGCGCTGTATGCCCTGCGCCGCTGCTACCAGTTCCCCGATGACGTGCTGACCGCCGTCACATCACTCAAGGAGATTAACGATGTCCGCTCCCGTGCCACCGCAGAACGCGAGTCCCGCACTCGAAACACCTTCCTCAACACCCCCTGGTGGGACTCCTACGTCCACGACGCCGCCCGCGCCGGAACCGTTCCGGTACGGTGAGAACGCGCCCGCGTGGGCTCGGGGAAAAACCGCCGAAGAAGTGCTTGGGATTGCTCAGAACCTCGTGAACACCTTTGAGCGCGCGCCGGCAAGTCCACAGGCACAAGGTGCCGTGCAGACGCAGTACAATGCGGCGTCGAGTAACATTGTCCGTGATTCTGGCGCTCCCACAGTCGGCGACGACGACTATATCACCGGCAAAGACCTCAAGGCCATGCTCGCCGACATCTCGACGCGCCAAGTGCAGCCCGCGATCAATCAAGGCGTGGAGTTGGGCGCCAGCGCGAATCTCGGCTGGCTCCGCCGCGAGCACGCCGACGTGTTCCAGAAGTACGGCCCGGAGATTTCCCAGAAGCTCGCCTCGGTGCCGAAGCACCTCTGGACTATTGACAATCTCGAAACAGTCGTTAAATTAGTAAAGGTAGACCATCTGGACGAGATTTCGCGTGAACAGGCGCTGAAACTCGCTTCCACTATGGAACCGACGATCCGCTCAAGTGGTGCTGGAGGCTCGGTTCCGGTCCCCGTGAAAGAACATTCGCTGGAGTCCGAGCGGATTCCTGCCGAATGGAAGCAGCGAGCGTCGGCTGTGGGCGTCACCGAACAGGTTGTGCGGGAGTTCTGCGCGGCCAACGAGATGACCCCCGAGGCGTTCTACAAGCAGTTTGAACACCTCGACAAGTTTGAAGGCCAGCGCAACCCGATTGTCGGTGAAATCGGCAAAGCCAGGAGCGCATGATGCAGCGTCCACTTGTAGACACCACGATTCGCACCGAGTTTGGCGATGTCTTTGAGTCGCCGGAGTTCTACGATGTGTCCGGTGCCGACCGTGACCTCACCTATGTGCCGGGGTTCAGCGACATGCGGCGCGCCCGCGACTTGGAGCTTGCCGCGGTCGCGGCAGGGAAGAAAGACCGGCGCGACGCGAAAATCGAGCCGCTGCCGGTGAACTGCCGGTGGGTGCGTGCCACCACAGTGCGTGGCGACCCCGACGCCCGGAAGCAAATCGGCGCGGGCAACCTCGGCTACGAACTCGTGACCAAGCAGGATATCGGCCAACCGTGGCTCAAGGGATTGCCGCCCGGCGCGACGTTCGCCGCCGACGGCTCCGTCCGCAAGGGCGACACGGTGTTGATGGTGGCCCCAGGGGAGCGTGCCGCGCGGAATGCCGCCGCGAAAGCGGCCTACACCCGGCGCATGAACGAAGACGTTGACGCCTCGCTGGTGCGCGGCGACTTACACGACGTGGGTGCGCGCGTGAAAGGCGCGGACCCCTACGTCAAACGGGAGTCTTAAAAACGATGCGAAGCGCCACTCTCGCGATAGCGTCGTGGAGGTGTACCGACAGTGCCTGAATACGGCTTGATTCCAGCGCGGGGCAATTGGGAACTTAGATGGTTCCCCACGACCTCTGCCGCCACGTTCAAGAAAGGGGCGTTGCTGAATCTCGACGACACCTTCTTGCTGCGTGAGTATCTGTCCACCGACTCGCAGTGCCTCGGCATCGCGATGTCCAACTCGACGGCTTCGACCGCCGTGGTCGGGGGATTGAACTCGGTGCTCGTGGCGCTTCCCGCGCCCAACTGCACCGCCTACTCCGACATCACCACTGGCGTGACCGCCAGCTCAGTCTCGGTCGGACAGGCATCGGTCATCTACAAGGTCGGGAACATCGCCTCTTATGCTTCGACTGTGATGGGCCAAGCGTCGCGTTTCAGCGCTCTGGTGACTATCGTGGGGCCGGTGCAAGCCGACACCTCGCAGGTTGAGGTGGCCTTCAACGCGCTGACGCAGGTGATCTACAGCACCTCGTCCGCCACCTTCCTGACTTGAGCGAGAAAGGAGCCGCTAAATGACGATTACCCGATCCCAAGCGATCTCGCTCTTGGAGCCGAAAATCAGCAATATTTGGCACGAGGCGTATCCCCAGCGTCCGGTGGAGTACACGAGTTTCGTGAACATCCGCTCGACCCGGAAGCAAACTGTCACCGATTACAAGCTCTCCGACTTTGGGCCGCTGCGTCTCAAAGGCGAAGGCGAGACCATCATCTATGATGATCCGCTCTTCGGCCCCGAGAAGGCGTACACACCCGTGCGGTTCGGCCTGGGCTACAAAATTACCCAGGAGATGGTTGACCACGAGCTGTACGGGCAGGTGGAGAAGTTCGAGCGCGCGCTGATTACCAGCGCCGTGAACTTGCAGGAGACCAAGGCCGCGTTGTTGCTGGTCAACGGCTTTGGCACCACCAACGCCGAGGGCTTCAACGCCTCCGGCTTTGACAGCCTCGCGCTCTTCAGCACCGCCCACACGCGGTTGGACGGCGGGGCGACACTCCGCAACCGGCCCAGTGCCGACGTGGACCTGGGCGTCACCGGCCTCCAGAACGCGATTGTGGACTACCACACGCAGAACCTGGATGACCGGGGCCGACCGCAGCTCATTCGGCCCAAGATGATTGTTATTAACCCGGCGGACATCTTCACGGCGCGCGAGTTGCTCCAGTCCGAGTTCAAGCCCGGCACGGCGAACAACGAAGTCAATGCGCTCCGCGAAGAGGGCCTGTCCTTCATGGTCAGCCACTTCCTCGGCGCCGACACCGACCAGTGGTTCCTGTTGGGCGACCAGCATGACCTAAACTTCATCTGGGACACGCGACCGCGCGGCGGGATGGAAGAGGACTTTGACTCTGAGGTCATCAAGCGCAAGGTCGTGGAAGGGTTCTTCGTCGGGCATGGGGAATGGCGCGGCGTCTGGGGCACTTCAGGCGGTTGAGTAATGCCCCGACACGCAACAAGAACCAGCTACCGTCTAGGGCGTGAGTTTGGTGAGACAGCGAAGGCAGTCGTAAAGGCTGATGCAAAGAGTTTACACTGGGCCGCTGGGTTTTTAGAGGGTGAGGGATATTTTTCACCAACTAGACCAAACAGTTCCACAGTAAGTGTTACACAGAAACAGCGAGAGCCCCTTGAACGTCTTCTGCGCCTTTTTGGCGGGCGAGTTAAGCCTGGCGGTAAAGACAAAGCATATTGGGTGTGGCAGGTATATGGATCACGGGCACGAGGTGTTACAATGACACTCTATTCGTTGATGAGCCCCAGGCGACAGGAACAGATGTGCGCTGCGCTGGGCTTCCAAAGAAAGGCGGCATAACCTATGCCCGTGGGCTATCTTTCCGGCGACACCACCGTCTTCTCCAATGTCTCTTTGGGAGACGAGGGGAGAATCGCGGTCTCACGGCTGAGTTCCAGCGCCACCATTGTCGGCAACGCCATTTGGGCGTCCAGCATCTCGCGTGGCGGCTTCAACTTCCCGACGATCAGCTCCATTTCCTCGCTGGTCGGTGCCTTTGTGGTGCAGGGCTCGGCGTCCAGTTTCACCGGAATCGCTTGGGCCGGAGCCGCCATTGGTGACGTGATTTTGACTGGCGTGATCAAGAGTGGCGCCGCCTCCTCAATTTCGAGTGGCCTTGTGCCACACTCGCACGTCACGGTCGCGGGCCAAATCGAGTTCCGGCTGTCGAACGTTTCGACGTTGGAGCAAAACCAGTCGGCGCAAAGTTGGGTGTTTGTGAAGATTACGCCAGTGGCGTAAGCGCAGCATGAAACAGCAGCATGTCTACGGGCTGGGCCGCGAAAAGCCCAGCCTGTTTCATTAGGAGGACACCGTGGCGTATCACTACACAAATCGTAAGGTGCTCATGGGGGCGGATTCCGCCTCGACCAATACCTCGGGGCCGTGGTTCGCCGGAGATTTCCGGCTGGTCACCATGTCCTTCGCCTCTATCGGCTCGCTCGGCGCCAGTCGCTTCACCGTTGAGGGGAGCAACGCGGACGGCCTGCAAGCCTCGGATTTGGGCGGCGCGACCTCTACGGCTGGTTGGTCGCTGGTTACGGGGGTCAACATGGTTGGCGTTACACCAGGGCTCATCACCTTTGACCCACCCGGCTATCGCTGGATTCGCGCGCACGTCACGCCCTACGTGGACAGTACGCTGTCCTACACCTCGCTGATTGTGAATGGTGTGAGTTTCTAATGGCCGCGACCGCCTTGGCGGTGAGTGGAGGTAAAACCAAGTCCACCGGCGGCGCCACGACGAACGCACTCGGGCCGCTCTCAGGGTTAACCATGACCATTCCAGTGAGCACATCGAAATGATTGACCCAGGGTACGCGATTGCCATTGGCACGCTCGCCGTGGGCGGCCTCGTCGGCTGGGGCGCGCTCAATGAGCGCGTGAAAGGTGTCCGCAAGGATGTGGATGGTAAAGCCTCCACGGAGATTGTCGAGCACCAATATATAGAGATTATCACGCGGCTTGACCGCATCGAGAAACGCATCAATGGGAATGCTGCGCAGGCTCTTTGAGCGGTATCGCGCCTGGCGATGCGGTGAGCGGCGCATTGCTCCCGCAGGCATGCGCGGGCGCGTGTACGAGCGGAAAGGCGGCGGTGGGCCGTTGGTGGTGTGGAGTGAGCCGGAAGCGACAATCAGCGCTCGCGTGTATCGGGCCGCGACGGGTACCTGGCACAATCTGGGCGTTATCAGCAAGCCGAAGAAGGAGTAACACATGGCTACGATATACACGAGCGCGGGGGAGGCGGTGGTTGCCGACCTGATTGACGGTACGAGCGCCACGCACCTCGACAACACGAACGGGAAGGTTGCGTGGGGCACGGGCGCGGGCACGGCGGCCAAGGGCGACACGACTCTGTTTACCGAGGCGACCGAGGCCCGTGTGGCGGCGAGCACCTCACAGCCCGCCGCCGACACGAACCAGTGGGTCGGCACGATCACGGCGGACGGGGCCAAGACGATCACCAACGCCGGACTGTTTGACGCGGCGGCGGCGGGAAACCTCATTGTGCACGGCGACTTCACCGGGATCGTGCTGGCGCTCAACGACGCCATCGAGTTCACAATTTCGCTCCAACAGACATAACGGCTCGTGGCGATAGCCTTTAAGTCCTCGGGTGCTGGCGCCGGGACCGAGGCTAACGGCGTCTCGCTCGACCTTGTGTGTCCGGCGGTCGTGGCGGCGAATGACATTCTTATCGCCCATGTCATGCACACGGGGATTACCACCAACCCCACCACGCCGAGTGGGTGGTCGCTGCTCTATCCCGATCCCGCCGATATCACCGTCGGCGCGCCGCTCGGCACCGGCACCGCAACCGCCCGCCACTGGTGCTTTGGCAAGCTCGCGATAGGCACTGAGGACGGTGCCACAGTAGGATTCGGCACCGGCGGCGGCACCAATGGCCGGGCCGGACGCATCTATAGCTTTGATGGCTATGTGTCGGGCACCCTCGCCGAGATAGTGCCATTCGCCAGCTTCTCCGATATCGCACATGAGCAGGACCCGCAAGCGCCCACCGTTATCACCACGGTTGCTGGGGCGAAAGCCGTGGCCCTCATGTGCCAAGACGACGACAACACCCACTCGGACATCACCGGAGAGTCCGGCGGCGCCTGGGCGGGCTACCTGGAGTTTGTCAGCTCCACCTTAGGGCCAGTGGGCCTCTGCCTGGCGTTCATGGTGGGGACACCAGATGTGGACCCCGGCACAATTACCGGCGGTGTGCTTGGGGGCGCCAACGACGAATCCGGCACCATTGGCTTTGAGATTCGGCCTTCTGGCTCACAAACCTTCCAGCAATCGCTCGTCGCCACCGCGCTTGCCGTTGCGGCTCTGAGCACGCAAACAACCTTCCTTCGTGCCCTTGCGGCCACGGCTGTTGGCGTCGCGGCGCTCACGGCGGTTAAAGTCTTCAAGCAGGCACTCGCCGCCACGGCGGTGGGGGTTGCCGCTCTCAGCACCAAACTCGTGTTCAAGGTCACGATGAGCGCCACGGCCATCGGCACGGCGCTGCTCACCAAGCTCGTGACCTTTCGCCGCACGCTGTCAGCCACCGCGCTCGGCGTCGCCGGGTTGGCTACCCGGAGCACCTTTCGCCGTGCGCTCGCGGCGGTCGCCACAGCGATTGCCACCGTAAGCACAGAAGCAACGGTTGCTGGAGGAGCGGTTGTTCGCACGGTTCTCCTCACTCGCACTATTCTCTTCCCCGCTGAACGCGCTGAAAAATACGTGAAGCGCCAGGATGAGACGATAATCCTGTGACACCCCTCGCCGATTTAGTCCGCGCGGAACTCTGGCGCGTGCGCTTCGCCGACGCCCTGCTGGCCGGGGCTTCCCAGCGTGGCAGCGTGTTCAGCCCGCTGGACCTCTCCCCCGCCCTCTGGCTCAAAGCCGACGCCATCACGGGCCTGGATGACGGGGACCCGGTCGCGACGTGGGTGGATAGCAGCGGGAATGGGAATGATGCCACACAAGCGACAGAAACCAAGCGTCCGCTGTGGATTCAGACTGGCCAGAACGGTTTGCCGCTTGTGCGCTTTGATGGGACCGACGACGCCTTGGGAATCACCTTGGCGGCGCGCACCGCGCAAACCCTTGTTATTGTCGGCGCCAAGCGGGTTGCTCCTACTGCCATACACCAATCCCTGTTCGGCTTTGGCGGTAACGCGACCATGAAGTGCAACTCGCTGCTGAACGCTACGCTCTGGCTGTGGCAGTACAATCAAACCCTGGCGCGGGTAACTCTCACCGGAGCAACCGCTGCCTCGTGGCGCGTGCTGACGGCCCTCGCGACAGACGCCACCGCCATGACTGTGTATCAGAATGGCACCTCCAGCAGCACCTTTGACCCGCGTGACGAGGTGCTGAGCGTCACTACCCTTGCCGTCGGTGCTGTGTCGGGAGATGGCACCCAGGCGTGCGATGTGGATGTTGGTGAGGTTCTGCTCTACGACAGCGCCTTATCCGACGCTGATCGCGAACAAGTCGAAGCCTATCTGACCACCCGGTGGGGAATTATCTGATGCCCTTGACCAAATACACCACTCGCGCCCTCATCGCCGTCCCCGCCGCGCAACGCGACGCGGCCAACGATGCTTGTGCCACCGTGGTTCCTGGCGGGCGAGGGACATTCACCGTCAGTTGGCCGTTTCCGACGGACCCTGAGGTCATCCCGACCCCAGAGTACTACGTCTGCAACTGGCAGATGTTGCCGGAGCAGCGCACCAAGTTGGCGGAAGCCTTTACCGCCGCTGGGGTAAACGCCACGTTCTACGACTGTGATTCCTGGGACCCGGCACTGAGCACCGTCACCAGCAAGACCGTGGATGACGACCTGAAGGCCAAGACCGCCAGCCTCTCGCTGGCGTCCGGGTTCTCGCTCCGGGCACCCCTGACCAGTCTTCGGGTGCTGAGACAACGTACGTCCCAATGGGCGGCCCGTTGGCGCTCCTGGTGGTCCCGGTGCTGGGTCTGGCTCGTCAAGGCCATCCAGCGTGTCCTGTCCCGATTTCACCGCTGGGTCTAACATAGCGTGACACGCAGAAACTAGGTAACTTTCAGTATGCCAACTTACTCCCGTCGTCCCTCGGGGCTGTGGGTGCTGGAGCGGCTGCGTAACGAACGGGGCTACCTCGCATTGTCTCGTGGCCGAGCGGCAGCCGCTGCCGTTCCGACCGCGTCTGAAATCCTCTCAGTCTCTCCCTCTACTGGAGCTGGGGGCGAGACCCTGCGGATCAACTGTACCCGCCTCCGCGCCACGCCCACCGTCACCATCGGCGGTAATGCCGCCACAGTAACAGCCTCCAGTTATGGCGTTGGGACCCCATATCCCTATGTGGATGTGACGTTGCCAGCCCACGCGGACGGCGCAGTGGATGTCGTGATTGCCGACTACCACGGCAGCGACACTTTGACGAACGGCTTCACCTATGCGGCTGCGGGTGGTGTCCCTGGGGACGTGGTCTTCCGTACAGCGTGGATCACCGGGACCGGCGCGGGTGACGCGGCGGTGCGTGATACCGACCAAACCTTGCCGTGGGACACGCAATCAGGCAACGGAACATTGAACACCGTGCTCGCCGCCACCGGCCTGGATTTTCCAAGCACGAACGTCTACAAGAGTATCGCGGAGTTTTCCGGGACGGCGTTTCCTGGTCAGACGATCTACACCGATCAACTACGCATCACGCACACCAATAGCCATTGGGCGATCCCCGGCGTTGGGGCGAGTCTCTACTACCGCTGGTATCAGCGCTATCAAGTCCCCGACAGTGTGCCAGCCCAAGGCAGCGCGACACCGCATACGGTGCAGGATGGTCCCGCCGCCGGGTCCATGAACTGGATGTGGGAGACGCCCGTCAACGACGACGGAACGTGGAATCCACAGTTCAATTTCGCCAACGCCAACAGCTATCCCAACAACCGCTGGCGAGCTACCGCGCTCAACAAGAACCAAACCTATCGCATCGAGTTTCAGTTCGAGCGAACCGGCACAACGACATTTCTCCCGCATTGTCGGATTTACGATTCCAGTAACGTCCTGCTGCTCACCGACGCGGATTTCAAGAACGCGGCGGGTGGCGGCTCCACCACGTTCGCCACAACCAGCGACCTCAATATCGAGGATACGGCATTCCTCTCCGGGTGGCAGATGGGCAACAACGGCCCGAATTGGAATGTCGGAGCTGGCGACTTCCCGTTTGATCTCTGGTGCCACGGGGCGGCGATCATTCGGACAGCGGACTGGAACGGGCCGTTTATCAGTGCGGAGGAGACCCCATAATGGCCTCGACAGCATCTCGTAAGATTTCCGCCGCCAGCTGGGCGTCGAACGCCGATGCCACCGCATATACAAATGTCTCAACGACACCAGTGGACAGCGGCGTTTACATCGTTGTCTCGCAGGCACGGCGCGCGGCTGGGCAATCCGTGACGCCGACGCTCGCAGGCACTAATGGCTGGAACGTCACTTGGACGGCACGGGGGAACATACTTATTGGCGATCTGCGCCTGACCGTGTTCACGGGCACCATTGGCGCGTCCCCGTCGGCTGGCCAACTGACCGCCACATTTACCGCAGAAACACAGGACTGCCATGTCGGTACCGTCTTTCTGCTCAGCAATGCGAACGAAGCGCCTGTACAGATTAAGATGGGAAGCGTGGCGGCGGATACGACGATCACGGTGACGTTTGATAGCGGACTGACCGATGTGTGGAACGGCGTCTTGATGGTCATTGCCAACGCGGCGGCGACGGGGGCTATGACGGCGGGACTGGATGATGTAGACCACTACCAGTGCGGTGCGCAACACGCCGCCCCTGACGGGGTTCGCGCTAATGCGCGATTTTCCCCCATTAACCAGTCCGCCATGACCGCGAGCGGTTTTACCTCATCCGCGATTGCGGCGGCACTGATTGAGTTAGATCACGATGGCAGCGACGTGTCTGCTGGCGCTGGTATCGCCCAACTCGTCGGTCCCGGTGGACTCGTACAGGTAGGAGCCTAACACACCATGCGACAACCTATTCTCCTCGAGACCGGGACGCACTACTTCGCGTTCAACACCTACGGCACGACGGGCGCGATGATTACCCTCGCGGGTACGCCCGCGCTGCGCGCCTCGATCAACGGCGGCGACTATGTGAACGCGGGGCTCACACTCTCGGTGGACCACGACTACAACGGCGCGTCGGCGGTGACCGGCGCGCACCGGATTGCGCTGGATATTGACAACGTGACACTGGCGCTGGCCGATGGCGATGAACTTGATGTGTTCCTGTCCGCTGGTACAGTGGATAGCATGAGCAAGGCGGGCACGAAGCTCTGGATGGTGGTGGCGCTGGCGGCTGGCCTCACGACCCAGGAGAAGGCCGACGTGAACACAGAAGCCGATACCGCCCTGACGGACTCGGCCATTCTTGCCCTCTTGGACGATGCGCGCACTGAACCAGGTCAAGGCGCCCCGCCGGTCAACCCGGATGTCGTGACCAAGATTGACTACCTCTACAAGGCGTGGCGGAACCGGCACACCCAGAGCGCGACCGAGTATGCACTCTACGCGGATGACGCGACCACCAAGGATCAGGAAGCGGTCGTGAGTGACAACGGCACCATCGTGGACCGTGGGGAAGTCGGGACGGGCGCCTAGTGGCGATTGACACCGCCGCGAAACGTCTTGCCGCGCTCCACTTCGGGAGCGTGCAGCCCGCACTGGGGTTGCCGATTGCCAGTGGGACGTTGGATCAGTACGCCGCGATTGGTCTCTACGATCTTACGGCGGCGTCTTGGAATATCGCAGATGCCGGATTTGCCAACGCCCGGTTGTCGGAACAAGCACAACACGCTTACGAGCGGGCAAAGTTCAGTACCATTGAGCCACGAGATTAGGTAACTTTCAGTATGATTCTAAACCTCGGCCAAATTGCCTCGACCGCCAGCACCCTCGCTGGGGGCCGTGCCGACTGGGCGCTCAGTGAAGCCTCCCTCTATGTGAACGCCGCCGTTGACTACATCTGGAACAACGCGGGACTCGCGCACACCTCGGCACTCAGCACCTACGAGTTTTCTTCCGGCACCAGTGGCGGCTATCGCATTCCCTATCCGAGCGACTATGCTTCCATTGTTGCGGTCTCGCTTGGTTCTCGTGTTGGTGGCGTGACCTACTGGACACCGCTTACCCGACAAGACCCAGGGTGGCAAACGGTGTTCGCGGAGAACGAGGCGGGCGGAAAGCCGGAAGCTTATGTGGAGTACACGGATCGGCTTGAACTTGTGCCCTATCCCAACAGTACGTATACGGTGCGCCAACATTATCTGCGGGACGCGCCAAGTGTTGTGCTTATCGCCGACACGATTTCGTGGGACCATCAATGGAACTGGGCTGTCGTGCTCAAAACCAGCGAACTGCTGGCGGCCAGCCGCGCAGACTTTGAAATGGAAGCGCTTGCCCGCAATCGCTATCTCGATTATGTCTCCACGTTGATGCCGGAACAAGACCGGCGGACACTGGACACTCGCTCGTCGTTTCAACCAAGCCTGGGGACGCGATAATGCCCATTCTCAACCTCAAGCAAATCGCTTCGCGGGCGACCCAGATGACCGGCGTGAATGTGTCGTGGCTCCCTTCCGAGGTGAGCTTCTACGCGAATGTCGCCCTCGGCATTGTTTCGCAGGCGGCGGGCATCCAGCACACAACCAAAGAAGCGCTCGCGGTCAGCAGCACGACCTCTGGCGGAAACCGTATTGCCCTACCAAGTGACTATGACTATTCCCTCGGCCTGACCGTCGGTATCCCTAATTCGTGGAGCACCACGACTTCGCGCACGACAACGTGGGTTCCGATGGAAAAGCACAACGCCAACTGGGCCGACACTTTTGTTGGCAACGCAGACGGCGGCGAACCTTTGGGGTATATCGAGTACAGCACTTGGTTCGAGATTGTTCCCTCACCGGATAGTGCATACAGTACACAGCTCCGCTATGTTACAAAAGCGCCGGAGTTGGTGGCCAGTACTAGTACCCCGGTGTTGGACGAGCAGTGGCACTGGGCTGTTGTGCTGAAGACCGCTGAGTTGCTTGGTGGGGCCAGCGGCAACACCACCGCCGAGTGGCTGAACCGCTCGCGCTACAATACATATCTCGGAAATGTGCGAACGGATCAGAGCAAAAAGCGGCTTGACCCGCGTGGCGCGCGGGTCGCCTACGTGCGAAAGCTCCAGTAAATGCCCTGGTCGAAACTCACCGCCAACCTGTCACGCGCGTCCGATTGGGCGACGTTTGGCTCGAACAATTTGCCATTACACATGCCGAGTCAGGTGACATTCCTTGCTGATGGCAGCCGCACACTACGCTTCCACTGGATTGCGCATGCAGAACCTGTGCCATCGCTGGTCGCGGACAGCCAGCACTCATTTGTGGATGACCCGGAACGCGCGACAGCCGTATGGCCCCGTGTGGGCGCCAATACGCGAGGAGCACTGTAATGGCATGGGTTGAAGGCACGCCACTGACTCCAGCGAACCTGAACAACGTGTCAGGGATCGTGTTTAACGTCAAAGACCCCGCGTATGGTGCCACCGGCGACGGGGTGACGGATGATACGGCGGCGATTCAAGCGGCGATTGATGCGGCGAGTGCCGCCGGTGGCGGAAGAGTGTTTGTGCCCGCCGGTATCTACCTCATCACAACGAGCCTGTTGCTCTACAGCACTGTCACGCTCAACGGCGTTAGACCAGAATGGAATGTAACTGAGGCGGACAGCTCTCGGTCGTCAGTACTGCGCGTTCCGACCAGTGCCGTGGCGGCGATGGCCGGGACACCCATCGTAGACATCACAGACACAAAATGGGCGGCCGTCCGTAACCTGAAGCTGATGGTGGCGAACAGCGATCCGACGCTCAACACTGTGCTGGGTATCTGCAATCTGGGCGGTGTGGCGTCGAGTGACACCGGACAGGCCACATTCCTCACTATTGAGGGGTGTCACCTCCAGTGGCTTGGCGGGGCCGCCATCAAGATCATCGGCTATGGCGTCAACTACGTCATGCGGAATCGAGGCAACAATCTCAATTCGCACTTCCTTTGGCAACTAGGTGGGGCCGATTCGTCGTTTCTGTTTAATGAGTCCGGTGCCCACCAGTCGAATGGGGTGGGGGATATTGGCGACGCGATCCGTATTGAGGATGGCGGTCACAACCATATCGCGTTCAACCGGCTGTACAACTTCTACTCAGGAGTGCGCCTGACTGGTGTCGCTGCGGCCAGCAATCAGGTGATTGGCAACCGTTGTGAAAAGCACACCTCTGCTGGCATCCGTCTCGATGGGTCAAGTCCGCCCCGAGAGAATCAGATCGTCGGCAACATCTGCTTCAACAACGGCATTGGAACCGAGGGCGCCGGGATTCTCGTCAGTACCGGAATCCGCAACCAGCTCGTTGGGAACCTCTGTTACCAGGCGGTGGCGGCTCCTGGAAGTACCAACCAGGCCTACGGTATCCAGCTTGTCGGAGCAACGGAAAACGTGATCGAGGGCAACTACTGCTACCGCAATCAGATTGACAACATTAGGCTCTCGACTTCGTCCCGGAACGTGGTACAGGGAAACTACACCTACTTCGCGCAACAATGGGGTATCCTGCTCGCCACGGCAACCGAGAACGCCATTCGGGGCAACTACATCTACAACAATGGGCAGGCGGCAGCGAACACCTATGACGGCATCCTGCTCAGTCCGGCCTGTGACGACAACACAATAGAGGGTAACACGATTCGCGGGACGCAGCACAAGCAGGCGATCAACGTCAACACAAGCGATTGCAACCGCACCCGCCTACTCAACAACGACCTCAAGGGCGGCTGGACGACAGCGGCGATTCGCGACGTGGGGACCGCGACCGAACGGCGCGGTAATTGGTCTACGATCGGTGCGATGTCGGGTCGGGCGGTGCTGGTGAATGGGACGGTCACGGTGTCCACCACAGAAGTCCTTGCCAGCGACAACATTTCCCTCACTCGGGTGGTTGGCGGGGGTACGACGCGCGGGGTGCTGGAAGTCGGGACAATCGTGGCGAGCACATCGTTCGTCATCAACGCCACGGCCCTCGATGGGACGCTCTCGTCGGATGACGACTCCACTGTCTATTGGGAGATCGTCCACTGACCCTCCGCTCTCTGGTGCAGGCGATGGGCGCCCCGACCCCCAGGCTCCCCGCAGTGAAAACTCTGGCCGTCGTCCCGTCGAGCTTGGTCCTGCCGGGCGCATGAAACTCGTCTCCGCTGTACTCGCGCGCAATGAGGCAGGCAAGGATCGCTATCTAGCGCGTGTCCTCCAGCGCTGCCAAGAGTTTAGTGACGCCGTGCTGCTCCTCGATGACCATTCCACCGATGCCACCGCCGAGGTCGCCGAGAAGCTCGGCTGCCTCGTCAAGAAGCGCGCCGCGAATCAGTATCCCGCCTGGGGCCACGAAACGCCCGCGCGCGTGGAGTTGTGGCAATGGGGGGTGGAGGTGGGGCGCACGCTCGCCGCCACACCACACACCAGCGCCTGGCTCCTCATCTGTGACGCCGACATGCTCCTACACGGCGACTCGGCGACCATTCGGGCGCTTTGCTACTCCTGGGACGCGGCGGCATGTGCGTGGCCGCTAGCCGACTTGTGGGAGAGCGAGACAACCTATCGCATGGACGGGCCGTGGGGCGTCGGCTGCAACACCCCGAGGCCGTGGCTCTTCCGCGTGACTGGCTGGCCGGAGGACTACACCCCGGCCTGGTCTGGACGCGGCATCCACAGCGGCCACGCTCCCGCGAACTTCGCGCAGGTCGGCCCTTGCCTTGTGGCGCCGCCTGACATATTTTGGAAGCACCTCGGATGGCTCAAGCGGAGCCATCGCGAAGCCAAGGCCGAGCAATACGCGAAAGTGAGCAAGCAGATGAGCGAGTTTGAGCGGCAGCACGTTGCCACGATCCTTGACTGAGCGCCTTGATTGATGCCCGTCCAACTTGCTGTTCTCCCCGACGCCGTGACCCGCCGTGTCACGGTCGGCACCTCACTCCGCAAGCCGCTCCCGGTGCTCCAAGCTTGGCTCGCCTCGTTAGCGAGCCAGGAATGGCCCGAGCGCGTCGAACCCGACTACGTCTTTGTGAACGACGGGCTGGCGCCGGACGCCAAAGGGTTCGTGGACGCCTGGCTCAAGGCGCACGGCGGCACGCTGCTCCGGGGACTCCCCGCAGGCGTCGCCGACTTCACCGACGCGAACGTGGACAGCCACCAATGGAGTGGCAGTGCCATGCACCGGGTCGGCGCGAACAAGAACAAGATTATCGCGCACGCCCAGAAGACGCAAGCCGACGCCCTCTGGCTCTGCGACGCCGACCTGATTCTGGACCGCACGACGCTCTGGAGCCTGTGGCACAGTGAGCGCCCGATTGTCACGGCGGTGTACTGGACTTACTGGACCAAGCGCGGCTATGAAACCCGCGAGATTCACTGCGCGCCCCAGGTCTGGCTCCGCCATCCCTACGGCTTGGAAGGCCGTGGCCTGGACGAGGCGGAGTTCCGCGCGAAGCTCATCAACCGCGAACTCGTCAAGGTACCGGGTTACGGCGCCTGCACGCTGATCGGCAAGCACGCGCTGCAAGCAGGCGTGAGCTTCGACTACCTGCCCGACGTGCCGCTGGTCGGCCTAATGGCCGGTGAGGACCGCCACTTCTGTCTCCGCGCCGAGCGCATGCACATTGAGGCGTGGGCCGACCCGTGGCCGGACATTTTCCACCTCTACCACCTCCCCGAAGATGCCCAACAGATTCCGGCGATGGCGCTCCGCTTGGGCGCCGCACATCCTGACCGCGCTGGTCTTGGCGACCTGGTATCGCTTAAGTTGCAGCCGCTAGAGCCGGTGCCGCACCAGACCGGCTGGACCATGATTCAGCCGCAGCATGTGCGTGGACGCCTCGGCACCCTCGCGCTGGTGCCCGAGATGGAGGAGGCGGTGTATGGCCTCGCCCGAGGCAAGGATGTCACGGTGCCGGTGCATTTCCCGGCGCACGCTCCGATTCCCTACTACCGAGGGAAGCGGCGGCTCCTGCGCGTGACGCTCCTCGATGTCAAGCCCTATGGCTTCAGTCCTCATGTTGATAATGAGCTTTTTGTGGGGCCACGAAGTGGCAAGTGGGAGAGCACCACGAACCTGACGGAGCGGCAACTCGCCGGAATGGCGGAAGTGGCGAAATGACTGACAAAGAACTAGAACAAGCAATTATTAATCTGCCACTGATTCTTGCGCTGAGAGGGTGCATGGAAAGTTACGAGAGTTGATAGATGCCTGACCCCACGCAAATCCAAATCCCGCCCGGTCACATCTGCGTCACCACCTACGGTATGTTGACGCACCAGACTACCGCCTGTCTGCTGGAGGCTCGCTCCTTCAGCGAACGCAATGGGCTGAACAACGTGAAGTGGTACACGCTACCAGGCACACTCGTGGAAAAGGCGCGGAACGAGGCGGTGCGTGGGATGCTGCGGGAAGGCGCGGGCTGGCTGCTCTTTGTGGACGGCGACTGCACGTTCCCACCCGACGCGGTGCTCCGCATCCTCCAGACCGCCTATGCCGACATGCCACACGCCGATACGGTTGGTGGCTACTGCCCACTGCGCGGCGACTTGGCGCTCCCCACCATAGACACCGGCACCGGCACCTGGGAATCCTGGTTCCCCGGCAGCGGCACCGTGGAAGTCATGCGTACCGGCGGCGCGTTCCTGCTTATCAAGCGCCATGTTTTTGAGGCACTCAAAGACCCCTGGTTCCGCATGCGCGTGCCCGCGCGCCCGATAGATTTCATCGCCGAGTTCGACAACTTCTGCCGCATCAAGTTCGATGGCCGAAATCCCTTCCGGGATGCCATGCGCGACCTCTGGGACCAAGCCGAGAAGTGCGCCCGCGACGACCCGGCGGTGGTGGCCGAGAGCTTTGTGCCGGTAGAGGTCGGCGAGGACAGTGGCTTCTGTGACCGCGCCAAACTCGCGGGCTTCCGCCTCTTTGTGAACACCGACATCGCGTGCGGCCATGTGGACAGCCGGGTGCTCACCGGCGCCGATCACTGGAAAGCCGTACAGGACATGGCAAAGCAGCAGCGGCAATTGTGTGGCCTGCTGGCATGAGTTCCCTGCAAACCTGTGCACTCGACCACGCCTTCCCCTGGAGATACCGTGATGTTAGTTACGGAGCCAACGGCACCCTCTGCTGCCCAAGCTGTCGAACCGAGTTGGAGCGTGTCTGGAGCTTCCGCACCTGTTACACCCGTGCGTCCTACTGACCGGACCACCTGCCGCCTCTGCGGCAGCACCAGTCTTCTGCCCTATCTCGACCTTGGGTGCCAGCCGCTCGCCAACGCACTCCGCGATCCTGCTGACACCAGAGAAGAGCGCCGTATACCTCTTTGTATACAAGCCTGTCTCTACTGCACCCTCTCCCAGCTCACCGAAGTCGTGGACCCGGCGCTCTTATACTCTCAGTATGCCTATTATAGTGGCGTCAACCCCGCCTGGCACACGCATTGCGCGTCACTCGCCGACACCTTGGAGCCGCTGGAGGGCAAGTTTGTGCTGGAAATCGCCAGCAACGACGGCACGTTCCTGAAGGAGTGTGACCGCCGGGGCGCCGCGATTCTTGGGGTGGAGCCTGCCGGAAACTTCCTAACCTGTGGTTACCCGCTTGTGAGTGCCTTCTGGACGCACGACGTTGCCCTGAGAGCCACGATCTTGGGTAAGGTGGACTACCTTGTGGCCATGAACGTTTTGGGCCATGTGGACGACGTACATAACTTCATGGCCGGTATAGCCTTAGCCCTTGCGCCAGAGGGCCGTGCCATCATCGAGGTCCCCTACCTCCTCGACCTCCTCCGCAACAACGCCTTTGACACCGTGTACCACGAGCACCTCTCCTATTGGACCGTCACGGCGCTCTGCCGTCTGGCCACAGACCACGGCTTGACGGTGAACGGTGTCGCACGCCTGCCCGACATCCACGGCGGCTCCCTCCGGGTGTTCCTGTCGCGCAACGGCCTCCAGGGTCGGAGTGTGCGGCGGCTGCTCGGCGCCGAAAGCGCGTACCTGGTCAGCAGCGTGTACCAGGAGTTTGCGGCCCGTGTGTGGGACCTGATTCGGCGCATAGACGCCGCGATGCCCGTCTTCGGGTATGGGGCCGCCGCGAAAACCACGGTGCTGCTGAACCTACTCAAGCACCCGCCGGTGGTCGTATATGACGACAGTCCGCAGAAACAAGGGAAGCGCATGCCGGGCGTCGGCGTGCTCATTTTCAGCCCGACCGGGGCGGCGTTCACGGCGGTGCGCGAACTCGCGATTCTCCCGTGGAACTGGGCGGACGAACTCATGCGGCGAGCACGGGAGCACGGCTTTACGGGCCGATTTTTTGTGCCACTGCC